CCAGCAGTGATTGGTATTTCTTGTGCAATAGTTAGTGATAAAACAAATGGTAAATTTAATCTCTTGAAATGGGATCGAAGAGAGGCTAAATACTATCCAATAAATTTCGATCTCTATCAGAAAGGATAAAAATATGAGTGAAGAAAACAAAACATTTAATATTACAGATGAGTTTGAAGCTGACCAAGAAAAGGTAGCTGAAAGAACCGATATAGAATCTTTATCTATGCATGTAGATAAACTTCTTGAGTTACAAAAAGATATAGAAGCTTCAGAAGAAGCTACTAAAAATTTAAAAAAACAATACGACAAGATTAGTTCAGAGGTGATACCAAACATTCTTGCAGAACAAGGATTACAATCTCTGAAACTCGCTGATGGGTCTTCATTAGAAGTGAGTAAGAAGTACAGTTGTACTCTTCCAAAAGATCCTGCAAAAAAAGAAGCAGCGTATAAATGGCTTCGAGACAACGGGTTAGGTGACATCATTAAAAATGAAGTTGCTGTAACTTTCGGTGTCGGAGAAGATAACAAGGCGGAGCAATTGCTTAACCTTGCGGCTGACAATGGTTATGAACCTCAACAAAAATCAAAAGTTGAGCCAATGACATTGAAAGCCCTATATCGTGAGCGTGTCGAGGCCGGCCTCGACATGCCTTCCGATGTCTTTCATTTATTTATGAAAGATGAAACTAAATTAAGCCGGAAATAGGAGAATAAATAATGGCGAATAGCGAAAAAAGAACGGCGACTCAAGAAACGGGAACCGTGACTAAAATGAAAGAGAACCTACCTAGTATGGATCTCTTTGAAGCTGATGCACATCAAGGTTTTGATAATATGGACCAGAATGATCTGGCACTTCCATTTTTAAGAATCTTGGGTCAGCTTTCACCGCAAGTAAATAAACGTGACGCAAAGTATGTAAATAGTGCTGAACCAGGCATGATTTATAATACTGTGACAGGTGAACTTTATGATGGTGAAAAAGGCATCAACGTAATCCCTTGTTATTACAAGAGAGAGTATGTTGAATGGACTGATAGAGGAGAAGGAACTGGAGCACCTGTTGCAGTTCACTCGGCTACCAGTGCAATAGTTCAAGAAGCTACTAGAGATTCAATCGGTAAAGATAGATTGAAGAATGGTAACTATCTTGAAAATACTGCTTCGTATTTTGTAATGATCTGTAAAGATCAAGGTGCTGAAACAGCATTAATTACAATGAAATCGACACAGTTAAAGGTCAGTAGAACCTGGAATTCCATGATGAATGGATTAAAACTTCAAGGTAAAAATGGCCTATTCACACCACCTATGTGTAGTCATATGTACAATTTAAAAACTGTACAACAATCAAATGACAAAGGTACGTGGTTTGGTTGGACTGTATCGAAAATAGGTCCTGTTACAGACAGAGGCTTATATGAGCAGGCAAAAGGATTTGCTGACAGCGTTAAAAAAGGTGACGTTCAAGCAAAACACACTAAAAATGATGAGAAGAGCGAAGACAATACTCCGTTCTAAAAATAATAAGGGGCTCGAAAGAGCCCCTTACAAATTTAGTTTTGTAAAGAAAGGATACCATGATAACAAAGCAAGAAAAATTTAAATCAATATTTGAAGGACTCAAAATAGCATATGGACAATACCAAAGAGGTGAAAGAGCAGAGAATGGTAAACAAAAAGGTAAGGCATTCATTGTTAGAAAAAATGTTAGTGATGATCTTTGGCACAATCATCTTAAAGGTGAAGGTCCGGCTTTGGGGATTATCCCGATTACAGAAAATAATAATTGCAAGTGGGGTTGTATTGATATTGATCAGTACGATTTTGACCACACTAGCTTCATACAAAATGTACGTAAAGTTAACCTTCCTTTAATCGTCTGTCGTTCTAAATCAGGCGGAGCACACGTTTTTTTATTTACAAAAGATTTTATTCCTGCAGCCACTATGCAGGCAACATTAAAAAAAATGGCAGCAACCTTGGGCTATGAAGGTTCTGAAATATTTCCTAAACAAACAGAAATACTCGTGGACCGTGGAGACACAGGTAATTTTTTAAATCTTCCATATCATAATGAAATGAAAGGATTGCGTTATGCAATTAAAGATGATGGGTCAGCAGCAACTTTAGAAGAATTTTTTGAATTATACGACAAGTATGTTCAAGAAAAATTAGAGGAAGTTAAAATAGAAAAACCAAAAATAGTAGAGGCATTTATTGATGGACCACCGTGTTTGAATAAATTAGCTAAAGATGGTTTTGGTGAAGGTGCTAGAAACAATGCATTATTTAATATTGCAGTTTATTTTAAACAAGCATCTCCGGATTCTTGGGAAGACCAAATTGTACAAGCAAATTTAAAATATATGAATCCACCTTTAAACAATACCGAAGTACAAATGTTAATTAAATCTGTAAATAGAAAAGGTTATGACAAATACAGATGTAAAGATGCCCCTATTAATTCAGTATGTCAATCAGGACTATGTAGAACAAAAAAGTTTGGTGTTGGCTATGGTGAAGAAGAGATGCCATCACTTGGTAGTTTAACTAAATATACATCTAAACCACCACAATGGTTTTTAGATGTTAATGCTTCAAGAATAGAATTAAAATCAGAACAACTTTATAATCCTGGTATGTTTGCTTTAGCATGTTTGGATCAAGCAAATTTAATTATACCTGTATTAAAACCAAAAGATTGGAAACAATATTATTTAAAACCTTTGATGCAAAACATTCAAGAGGTAGAACCACTACAATCATTAGATCCAATGAATGAAATTACAGCACTACTACAAGACTGGACAACTAATAGACAAAACGCAAGAACATTAGAAGATATATTTAATAAACTTCCATTTACAGATAATAAAAGAGAATTTACTTATTTTAGAATGGAAGACTTTTATACATTTTGTAAAAAAAATCATTGGGAATTAGATAAAACAAAAACAGGAAACTTAATCAAACAATTAAAAGTGTTTGTAGATGAAGTAAGAATGGAAATTAAAAAGCAACAACCAAGATTAATAAAAATTAAAACAATGAAAAAAGTTGAAGCATCTGTTTCACAAACAAAATATCAAGAGGAGCATTTTTAATGGCAGCTATTGGCAATAATTGGTATCTAAAACAAAAACTAAAAATACAAGAACTAGAAAACACTGTAGATAAATTAAGAATACACAACAGAATATTAAAAGCAAAACTAAAAAAATATGAAGACAATAATATTGGGACCTCCAGGAACTGGAAAGACAACAACACTATTAAACTTGGTTGATGAATTTATTCAACAAGGTATTAGGCCAAGACAAATAGGTTATTTTTCTTTTACGAAAAAAGCTGCAAATGAGGCTGCGACTCGAGCTGCAGAAAAATTTGAATTGGACAGAGATAATGATTTAGAAAACTTTAGAACTTTACATTCTTATGCATTTAAAATGTTAGGTATGACAAAAGAAAAAATGATGTCTAATTCAGATTACAAAGAGTTTGGAGAAAAATGTGGTATTCCAATCAAGACAGCAAAATATTCATTAGATGATGGTACGTTTAATTCTGATAATGAGTATTTAACTATCATTAACACAGCAAGAGTTAAGAGAATGGACTTATTAGAATATTATGATTCAAGAAGAAACATTTTAGATATTGAAAGAGGTACATTATATTTAATTGCAGAAGAATTAAAAAGATACAAAGAAGAAAAAGGTTTGCATGATTTTACGGACCTATTAGAAAAATTTATTGAAAAAGAGATTGAATCTAAATTTGAGGTATTATTTATAGATGAAGCACAAGACTTATCTTTATTACAATGGGATATGGTTAGAAAGATATGGAAAAATGCAAATAAAACTTACATAGCTGGTGATGATGATCAAGCTATCTTTAAATGGGCTGGTGCAGATGTGGATCATTTTATATCTTTAAAAGAAGAAGTAGATAAGATTAAGACTTTAGATCAGTCTTATCGTATACCAGGTGGACCTATTCATGAACTGTCACAAAAAATAATAAGTAAAGTACAAAATAGATTTGATAAAGAATATAAACCTAGATTAGAAGTAGGTGTTTTAAAAAGATATTCTGATGTAACCCAGGTAGATATGTCAGAAGGAAATTGGTTAGTATTGTCTTCTGCTAATCATTTTTTAGATGATGTTAAAGAATTATGTGAATTAAGGGGTTGGTACTATCAATACAAAGGAATGAACTCCATTAAACTTAAATTGTTATTAGCATTACAAAATTGGGAATCTTGGAGAAAAGGTTCTTTGCTTACGCATATAGAAATAAAAAATATTTATGAATATCTTGGCGCAAATGTAGCAGACGGATTTAGAACCGGTAAGCTATTTCATTCAGAAGAAAAATATACAATGAAAGAATGTCAAGAGAAATATGGACTTCTTACTGATAAAGTTTGGTACGAATCTTTTGAAGGGTTAGACACTATTACAGAAAATTATATTCGTAATATGCGTGCCAATGGCGAGAAGATAAATGCAAACCCTAGAATAATAATGTCAACAATACATGGAGCAAAAGGAGGAGAGGCCGATAAGGTATTGGTGCTACAAGATATAACTAATGCAGCTGTAGAAACATTTCAATATGATCCCGATGAATTACATCGGTTATTTTATACTGGAACAACTAGAGCTAAAAAAGAATTACATATTGTAGATCCAAAAAACTTTGATCGAGCATACATAATATGAAATGTTTTTATTGTAATTTTGAAGTTAGGTGGAACAATGATTTTGATACGGAAGACACATTTCCTGATTCAGAATATGACATTGTTAGTATGTATCAATGTGATGAATGTGATACGTGGTACGAAGTATTTCATCATAAAAAAGGAGAAAAAAAATGACAGACAAAAGTATGTTTAAAGAAACAGCATATGATTCTTTAGAAAAACAGATAGGCGGAAAACATTATAGTATGAAAATTCAACCAGCATACTTTATAAATGAAAACAAGTTGCTTTTCGCGGAGGGGAATGCTATTAAGTATATTTGTAGGCATTCTAAAAAAGGAGGAGAAGAAGATATAAAGAAAGCTATACATTATTTAGAAATGATTCTTGAGAGGGACTACTCATGAATTTTATGATGTTAATTACTATTGTAATATTAATTAATTATTTATTTTTAATAAAATGAATACAGCAAAATGTATTATATGTGAAAAAAGAAATATTGTTTTTGATTGTTTGTATTTTTGCAAACAATGTTACAAAAACATAAAAGGAGAAAAAAATGAAAAAATTAAAAATAAGAAACAAAATATTACAAATAATAGATAAAACAAATGCCTAGAACAATTCAACCACCTTTATTTGCTCCCGAAACAGAATGGGTTAAACCCGAAGAACTAAAAGATTTATCACACTACAAAGAAATAGCTGTAGACTTAGAGACATGTGATCCGGACCTAACGACACTTGGATCGGGGAACGTGGTTGGTCGAGGTCATATTGCTGGTGTTGCCATAGCTGTTGAAGGCTGGGCTGGATATTTTCCTATTGGTCATGAACACGGAGACAATTTAGATAAAGGTTTAGTTTTATCTTGGCTTAAAGATGTTTTTAAAAAAGAAGATACAACATTTATTTTTCATAATGCAATGTATGATGTGTGTTGGTTAAGAGCAGCAGGTATTCAGATAAAAGGAAAAATAGTTGATACTATGATTGCAGCATCATTAATAAATGAAAATAGATTATCGTACAGATTAGATTCACTTGCAAAAGAATATGTTGGTATTGGTAAAGATGAAAAAGTTTTACAAGAAGCAGCGAAAGCATGGACCATTGATGCAAAAAAAGATATGTGGAGATTGCCTGCAATGTTTGTAGGTCAGTATGCAGAAAGAGATGCTGAATCAACTTTAAAACTTTGGCAAAGATTACAATCTGAATTATATGCGCAAGAATTATTTGATATATTTAATTTAGAAACAAAATTATTTCCTTGTTTAGTAGATATGAGATTTAAAGGTGTGAAAGTAGACCTCGAAAAAGCCAATAAAATCAAGGAAAATTTGATATCTCAAGAAAAAAACATACTTCACAAAATTAAAAAACTAACTAACATAGATGTAGAAATATGGGCAGCGGCTTCTATTGCAAAAGTATTTGAAAAATTAAAATTACCTTTTGACAAAACAGAAAAAACTGGAGCACCAAGTTTTACAAAAAACTTTTTAGCAAACCATCCAAATGAAATTGCACAAGACATTGCAAATGCTAGAGAAATAAATAAAGCACACACAACTTTCATTGACACTATAACTAAACATTCTGTCAAAGGAAGAATACATGCTGACATAAATCAAATTAGATCAGATGCAGGAGGAACAGTTACAGGAAGATTCTCTATGTCAAATCCTAACTTACAACAAATTCCTGCAAGGCATAAAGAATTAGGTCCTATGATTAGATCAATTTTTATTCCAGAAGAAAATTGTAAATGGGGATCATTTGACTACAGTCAACAAGAACCAAGAATTTTAGTACACTATGCTAAATTACAAAATTTAGAAGGAGTAGATGGAATAGTAGAAGCTTATCAAAAAGGTGATGCAGACTTTCACCAGGTAGTAGCAGATATGGCAGGCATTGAACGTAAACAAGCTAAAACAATTAATTTAGGTTTGATGTATGGTATGGGTAAAAATAAATTAATGGCTGAATTAGGATTAATGAAAGATTCAGCGGAAAAATTAATTCAACAATATCATCATAAAGCTCCATTTGTAAAAAAACTTATGGATAATGTTTCTAGAAAAGCAAATGATAGAGGTAAAATTAGGACTTTATTAGGTAGAGCATGTCATTTTGATTTATGGCAACCAGTTCAATTTGGGGTATTTAAACCGTTGCCATTAGAACAAGCTAGAAAAGAATATGATGAGCCATTAAAACGAGCATTTACTTATAAAGCTTTAAATAGATTGATACAAGGATCAGCTGCAGATATGACAAAAAAATCTATGGTATGTTTGTATGAAAATGGTATAATACCACATATTCAAATTCACGATGAAGTGGATATTTCTGTTGAATCTGATAAAAAGGCAGAAAAAATTATTGAAATAATGGAATCTGCTGTTGAGTTAAAGGTTCCAAACAAAGTAGATTATGAACAAGGTAATAATTGGGGTGAGATTAAATAGGAGTATGAATGGCTTATTTAAACATAAATGTACCTCCAATTTATTGCAAAATAAGGAAGGAGTACCTGTATGATTTTAAAAAACATCATGGCGAAAGTGAAGATTGTGTTATCTTTGGTTTGGCAAGCATCTCAGGACGTGCTCTCTTATTTCACATCATGCTACCAAATGGTGCATGCTATTGGCGTTTGCCTATCTCAGCGTTTTTCCAAAAAACGTACGATAGAACCTCTGTGCCGGATATGCAGGCAAACGAATTACAATTGTGGAATTGTTTTAGTTATTGGCCTAGTATTCATAAGTTTGATTGGCTGGCTGATTTAGATGGTAAATTTTTAGGTAAAGATAAAAAATTTTATCACGGACAATACCTATTTACTATTGACTGGGCACACCCAGATACTAATATATTGAATGTTGAACATTCTGAAATACCTCAAGAGCATAAGTGTGCGCATGTATTGGCTCTTGCTAACGGCAATTATGCTGCTCAGCCTAACAATCGTATTTTGTGGCACGTTAATAGTTATACAACTGATGACAGTTGGCCTGACTATAAAGTCCAAAATACAGTGTGGGACGTCGAAAGTTCGGATTGGATTACGGAAGATTCGGACAAAATGTTTTATAAAATAGAAACAAAGGATTAAAAATGAGCCTAAATAAACAACTATGTGTTGAATGTGGGCACAGATGTCACTGTGTAGGACAAGGATTTTATGTTAATGAAGATTTTTGTGATTCATGTGATTGTTTGGTCTGTGTTCATGAAATAAATGAACCCGTGGAGGAAAAAATGAATTGGTTAAAAAAACAATGGAAAAAGTTTGTTGACTGGTTATTTGACGGATTTTATAAATAATTTATGTCAAAGATAAATGAAGAAAC